TCCCCAGCCACTGGCCAAAATTGTACTATGGACAGACTCGCGCAAATTTGAATCTAAATAGGACATACAGAAACACAGACGCGCTGACCCTCCCCGACGGTGTGTACCTCTATCTCATAGAGTATAATCCTGATACCAACAGGTACCACAAGAGTTTCGTGAGGGTTCACAACCTGTTAGAGGCTGGATCGCGCCACTTCCAATTGCCGACCAGAAATCACGGCCGGGTTATCGTGGCCGCCGGCGAACTCTCCAAAGAGGGACGGGTCATCAAGTTCAATCTGGAAAGCGGTACATACACCAGAAACCTGATGATGAAGACCAAAAACCGAGGGGTGACCAACGCCAACTATATAAAGGTCGTGAAGAATGCCCTTAGAAACATGAACGCCAACAAGAATTATGTGACCAACATTTTGATTCCAAAAATACCAGGGTCCCTCCAAAACCTCTTGAACCGCGGGAACCTGAGCTTCTATCACGGAAGCCCCACAAACAAGACGAAGGCACGTGTCCTAGCAAACTTAGAGAAGGCCGGTCTCAACACCAATAGTGCCACTAATTTAATTCGTAAATTGATAGCCCCTAAAAATTCCAGTCCTGTCCGGGCCAGCACACCAAGTCCAAAAAGAAAGGCAACCAACAATGGCAACGCCACGGGCGCCGCGCAAGTCAACCGGGGGCGTGGACGTGCAGCTAGAAGAGTTTGAGACGGATCTCCGGGCGGCTCTGGAGATTCAGCTCATCATGAATACAAACATGCCTGCGTGGAACGAATTGGACCATTTGTCCGATGAGGATAATGAAGGTATTCGCCGAGTCATAGACTTGTGTTTTGAGGACATGGCCTACAGGTACTCACCAGCCCCACAGGTGAGTGCGGTTCTGGAACACTGCCGAATTTTGATCCAAAATGTAGTGTGGGCATCCATGAATGTCCCTTGGCCAGAGGTTCCAGACTTGCACATTGAGCGCGTCATAGATAACACCATAGAGGTTTACAACCGCGTTATCTATGCTCACCTCCGGACCGAGATGATCATGGCGAACCATAACGCCGAGGTCCTTCAACGTACGTGGCGTCGCTGCATATCCGACCCGTCGCACCTTGCGTGCCGTCGCCGTCTCGAGTACGAGTTTAATGAGCACCTTCACTCCCAAAAACTCTGAAGCTCTCCGGGAACAAAAGCCTTTCTATTATTTGGAATTAAAATTGGTTCAGATGTTTTGATCACGACATCATCCACCTGAACCATTGCATCCTTGTTCAATTTTTTGAGTAAAATTAGTTTACTTGATATTGCACCCGCGACAAATCCCAAAAAGAATTCGTACATGGTGGTACAACTCCACAAGCCTTTAAAGTAAAGCAGAGCTCGTAAAGTAATGCAGTCAGAGTGCAACCAGGAGATCATCCACCTTATTGAGTCCCGAATGGAAAAGGGTCGCAAGCAGTACGGTCACGGGCTTCTCCAAAATGCGGGATACGACTGGGTCAAGGAGGCCCTAGAGGAGGCTCTAGATCTTTCCATATATCTGTCTGCCAAGCTTATTGAAATTCGTGCACTGTCTCCGCCTACAGAGGACGCACTTTCCAAGAGTCTATAGAAATGAACTCCTCTCAAGTTCGCCGATACCTTTGTGATTTTCAGGGAGAATTCAACCACTCTACAGGCGCCTCGCGTAATTCCCTCGCGTCAGCAGTGATATTCTACGATGAGTGGGCACTTTTCATAGGCGTCATAACAGGCGTCAGCCTCGCATCTGTACACAGGGACAATGTACTTGATCTATATTCAATTTCCAATACATGTGCTATAAAGTGCAAGACCATATTAAATATAAGGTGATGGACCGAGTCATGCTCTCACTGAGACTTCACTCTCTGGAGATATTTTTGAACAAAATTGAAAATTCCAAAACCGAAAAGGAACGCATGACCCTTGCTCTAGAAGCTTCTCAATTTTCAGATAAAATTATGAAGTTGACACCTGAAGACAGTATTATTCACCCAAATTTAGATTTTTTTTCACTAGCTGTTTTTGCAAATAATATTACATGGGCTAGGGAGTGTCTGAATTCTATTAAAAATTCAAGTGTCAAATACTTTTAATGGAATCTGACAAAGATTGGGAAGTTGGAAAGGTTCTCAAATATAGGAAACTGAATCCCGTGGGTGAAGATGCATATCTCATGCCTGATGGTACTGTAACCCTTGACGAAACTAAAATTATAAAGGCTCAACGAATTTTCATTCACAATTACTACGAACCGGATGGGCCGTGGGCACGGAGGACCAAGACAAAATATGCGTCATGTGATGCCCAACCTCCACCCCATGATCCAACTACTCAACCCTAAAATGGCTTTCGCAAACACCAACACCTTCAAGAAGCTTATCAGCAACCGCAAGCCTACTCAGCTTGAATTTTATTTGAAAAATGGTGCTTCTGAAAATATAATGAGTCTCGTACCCTTGTCAAATAAGGCATTTGGTGAGGGTATGCAACGTATAATTTCCGAAATCTTCGGCTGTGAAGCCTCCACAAATACCGGACACGATGCCGTGTACAGAGGGCACAATATTGAAATAAAGTCGGCGCGCTACTGGTCGGGTACGGGCGACTGCAAGTGGCAGCACATCATGGACGATCACAACTACACATGGGTTTTGCTCGCCCTGGTTGACTTTCAGGATCTGAAGTTTTGGCTCGTCTCCAAAGAGGTTATTCGCGCTCACCCTGAGGTTTTTGCGCAGCAGGGGAACGCTGAGGGTCAGGGACGTTGGTGCTCTATGAAGAAGGCTCTTCCTCTTGCACACCCTGTTGCGTCTCGGGAGGATCTGGACCGCGTAATCTTTCCTGAATCAGTGTAACGTATACAGGATTTATCTCAAACGCTGTCCAGTTGAGTCCCAAGTCCCGCGCCGCTACACACTCGCTCCCCGACCCTGCAAACGGCACAAGTACCGTACAATCCGGTTTCCGCGCCGCCTTCAAAAGCCTTGTGCAAATTTCAAGCGGTTTTTGGGTAGGGTGGTCAACCCTCTCCTTCTTTCCCGCACCACCCGCGAGCGCCGGCACCTTTATGACGTCACGTGGCATCGCACCCTTGTCGTTCGCCGTATATGTCGTCTCCTTTTCACCCTTTGAAAAGCGCCCCTTGGAAGCCTTACGTGATTTACCAGCTGCGTTATTCAAAAAAGTATCCGTATAGGGTTCCCGCACGTCATCCAGGTTGAAGTGGGGCCTGTGACCTTTTTTCCAGACGCACAAAATTGACTCGTGACTTCTCTGCCAGAACTTGGCGCTCGGGACCGTCTTGTTCGTGTAGTGCCACACGAGCCATCGGACGCGTGTATGGTCATCAATACACGCCACTTGAATTTGTGCTAAAATTTCAGGGAACCCATAAATATACATGGTCCCGTCCGGTGAGAGGACACGGAAGCACTCTGCGATCCACTCCTTGGACCACTTGAGATATTCAGACATGACTTGCTTGTCTGAATCATTTCCAAAATCCTTTCCAATATTGTAAGGTGGGTCTGCTATGATGACTTGGACAGAATCACTTGCGATCCTTTTCATTCCTAAAATACAGTCTTCATTGTGAAGACTCATGATGTTTATAGCTTCGCACTTTTTAAGAGGCTCTGAAAAACCTGTCAAGTGGAAGCCACGGGGAGCCACACGTTTCAATGTTCACATGAAATGGTCAACACGTTCGTCCCGTTTGCAGATGCCGAAGCGTGCGCACGCTCCTTGGACCGTCTTCGTTTAGGGAAACAAAGGGTTGAAGCATACCAGCTGTGGCGGGCCCTTATGGGAATCACAAAAGGATGGGTCCACCACCCTGCTACCCTCATGTGGAAAGGTCACACGTGCTTTCTCGCCAAGTATATGAACACTATGATTGACGAGTGGGTAGGCCGTGGGTATCGCAATTCTATGCAAAAATTACCACACTGTAGTAATCCACGACCTCCATGGTGGTGGGGGTGGGCCCCTATACATATGTCCCATCAGGCGGCTCTTAACCGCAAGAAACCCGACTGGTATCAGTTTGACGTGGGCACTTGGGTAAATTATGGGTACGTGTGGCCCTCAAAGGTGCCTTTGGCCTTGCGGATCCCCGAGCCAGAACCTGTTAAGGTTTGCGAGCCTTTGTAAACTAAATGATCGCCGCCCGGACCTTGAACCAACGCATCTACCTAGACCTCTTGGCTAGTCGCGCGCCGGTCATCGTGAGTACAGGGCCTGCTGGCACGGGCAAGACCCTGTTGGCGTGTCAGGCGGGTTCCAAGGCTCTCGTGACTGGTAAGGTTGAGAGACTGATTCTGACGCGCCCGGCAGTGAGTGTGGATGAGCAGCATGGATTTTTGCCAGGAAATTTGAACAAGAAAATGGAGCCGTGGACCCGCCCGATGTTTGATGCCCTGTACCGTTACTTCACCGTCAAAAAGGTGAATGAAATGATTTATGATCAGAGGATTGAGGTGTGCCCATTGGCCTATATGCGCGGCCGTACGTTTGACAACGCTTGGATTATCGGTGACGAGATGCAAAACTCCACACCGAGTCAGATGAAGATGTTGATGACTCGGATTGGAGAGGGTTCAAAAATGGTGATCGCAGGTGACGGTCAACAGCACGACCGTGGGTTTGAGGTCAACGGTTTGGCAGACCTTGTGAGTCGTATTGACGCCGAGTCGGAGAGCATCAAGCACTTGGTGTTTACGGAGGATGACGTGGTTCGTGCCGAGGTTATCAAGGAGATTCTTCGGATGTACAAGTAAAAAACGTGTCCTGTCCACCCTAGGTCCATAGACTAGACGGCCAAAACACCCAAAAAACAACCACGTGTCATGGCTCTCACTATCATCAACGAACTTGCGGCCACCTCCGGCCGTCTTGAGAAGGAGGCAATTTTGAAACAAAATTGCGAGAACCTCACTCTCAAGGAGGCTTTCCGGCTTGCGCTTGACCCCAAGGTCAATTTCTATATTAAAAAACTACCCGAGGCGGGTGTAGCGCGGCCGGGTGCGGACGTGTGGTCTCTGAGCGAGGCGCTTGAATCTATCAAGATGCACCTTGCGACGCGCAAAATGCGCGGCAATGAAGCAATCACATACGTCCACCGCCTCCTGACGTGTCTGGAACCGGACGATCGCGAGATTCTCCGGCGAGTTCTGGGTCGCAACCTCAAGTGCGGTGTGAGCGAGGCGACGGTTGAGAAGATCTGGCCAGACCTGAAGCTCAGCTACCCCTGTATGCTGGTCAGCCCCCTGACCGAGAAGACGAAGGTCAAGTTCCCATGCGTGGTCCAGACCAAGATGGACGGTATGCGGTTTAACGCCCGTGTACTTAATAACACTGCGACTTTCTACTCGCGCGCCGGCAAGGAGCTGGCGTTTGAGGGGTTGCCCATAGAGGCTGCGTTCCAGAAGTTGCCAGAGGGCGTCTATGACGGTGAGCTGCTCGTGGCCAACTGTGACCGCAAGACGGGCAACGGAATCCTGACCAAGTTCCAGAAGGGTACGGGCACTCCTGTTGTGGGTCGCGACATTCACGCCAAGGTGTGGGACGTCATCCCTCTGTCCGACTTTGACAAGGGCTCGTGTTCTGTCGGATACATTGAGCGCTTCCGTATCCTCGGTGGGGCACTGAAGGCTGCGCGACCGGATACAATCACCATAGTCCGGACGTGGCTGGACGTATCTGATATGGAAGAGGCTCAGACCATCTACAAAGAGCAGCTGGCCCATGGTGAAGAGGGTGTGATCCTCAAGGACCCCAAGGGGCCGTGGGAGGACAAGCGGGTCAAGCACCAAGTCAAGATGAAGGCTGAGCTCGAGGCCGATCTGCGCGTCACGGGGTTCCTCCCGGGTGCTGGCAAATTTGAGGGCAAAATTGGATCATTGCTAGTAGAGTCGGCCGATGGCAAGGTCAAGTCGGCTGTCGGCACGGGCCTCGATGACGAGGAACGGTCATGCGACCCATCTGAATTCTTGGGCAAGATAGTGGCCGTCAAGTACAACGCGCTTATAGATGACAAGAAGACGGGTCAGAAGTCGCTATTCCTCCCGGTTTTCGTGGAGATCCGTGACGACAAGGGGGTGGCCGACACAATTTAGGAACAAAATA